TCTGGGCCTCCAAGTTTGGATATACCACGCATAATTCCAGCAGATGAGAAGGCGCTTGGGTCTTTGCTTTGTTTTAGGTAATCATACAAATTACCATAGCCTCCAATAACATCAATAAGAGTACCTTTTGCAGAACCTTTTAAAGTACTTTCTGCAAGTTTCTTAAACTCTTCAAAGGTAGTTCCTTTTTCTTCTAAGACAGACTCAGAAGAAACTGTTACACCACGCTTTTTAAGTTCCGCTATTGCTTCGTCTACTGTAGTCATGGTTTTTGTCCTCTAGCAATTCTTTGCAATTGTTCTGTAGTTAAATCAGAAGCCTTAGACTTGGGTGTTTCTAAATCAGACAGGAAAGGAGACTTATAACCACGCAAACTATAATTGTTATTGTAGAAATGAGTTTCAAGTGAATCCGCATCTTTAACAACTTTTCTAGATCGTTCTAACAAGAAATTGATAAGATCGGTATTTGTTTTTGTTCCTTTTTCCAAAGCAGGGCCAATGGTACGTGCAAACTCTCGGTCTGTATCTGTAGGGTTCGAGCCAAGAGCTTTAATGAACGAAATAACACGTTCACCTGCAAGAGCATTAAATTTATCGGCATTTTTAAGTGCCTCATCATCTTTTTCACTTGTTAAACCAAATGTTGAGAAGACACGCAAAGCTCCTACACGTGCAGGAGCGCCAGAACCAGAAATAGGTTGTGGTGTTTTTAGTAGTTCTTGCAACAAACCAGATTGTTCAACAGCTTTACCTGCTGATACTTGCGCTGCACCTAGACGTTTAGCATCTAATTCAGCTATCGTTTTAGCTCCCTCTTCTGATCCTTTGGAACTTGCTGTGGCAGTTACTTTTGTTGCACCTTCTTTAGCCTTCTTCAAACCACGATCTTCTAATAATTTGTCAATAACAGCTGCTTCTGGTTGGGTTAGCTCATTAAAGTTTTTGCCATATGTTGCTTTTGATGCTCTATCAGCTTCAGGGCCATAAGCAATTTTTGTTTCAGGCTTTGCCATCTGTTCATTTAAAGATTTGGCATAAGCGGTGTTGTACTCAATAGAACCTTCTGGGCCTGACAGTTCTGCTGTTGCTCTTGCTAATTGAACTTCTTTAGGTGATGCCTGTACACGCTCACGAGAAGCCGCTGCCAAACGCTGCTGTTGTTCAGCAATTTGAGTTTGAGCTTTACGAGCATAGTCAGCCAAGGCAAAAGCACCTTGTTGGTCGCCCATCTGAGCAAGCATCTGTGCGCCTTTGATGAAAGAATTAGGGTCAGACTGGTCTAGTTGACCAAGAATCTGTTGTCTAGCACTAATCATCTTCAACTGAGGGTCTTCTATGCCCATAGCACCTGCAATGCCACGACCTAATTGACCAACACTAGCCTGAAGTCCCGCTTGAGCCGCAGCACCAGGCGATAGTTGTGCCAATGCAATGCCACGATTTAAGTCTTGCCCATATTGTTGGTTTTGATACATTTGTGGAGTCAAACCAAATAGACCCGCTACCATACTTTCTGCCATGATGATTCCTTACAAGAATAAACCGAGGTCTTGATTGCCATAGGCTAGACCAGTTCCAAACCCTGATGAGCCTAAACCTGTTCCACTAAATGCAGATTGGAGTCCACCACCGAGCAAGCCGCCTATTGCTGAACCAAACTGAGCATTAGGATTACCTGCCGCTATCAGACTTTGAGCGCCAAGGTTTCTTGTTGCATCAGCACTTGTTGCCAAAGCGGTACTCAATCTAGCACCTTCTAGTCCTAATTGACCTGCTCTTGCTCCCGCAGTCGATGCAGTTTGACCAAGTTGTGCGCCTAAAGTGAAAGGTTGTTGACCCAAAGCCTCAAGACCCTGAACCTGACCCATTGCAGTCGTGTAAGGAGCATAAGCGGCTTGTTGACCTGCATAGTATTGACCCATTGCGCCAGCGCCTTGACCAAGTAAACCTGCACCAAATGTAACTTGTTGTTGACCAGCCTGTTGAGCATTAGCCGCCAATTGAGCCTCTTGAGTCGCACGAGCGTTATACAAAGCCTGAAGTTCAGGAGTAGTAGCACCCAAAGTACCGCCTTGAGCAACAGCCAAACCACCACGGCCTTGTTGTTGCAGTCTGTTTTGCAGATTAGCTAACTCTAATTCTCTGCCTGGTTGCAAGAGAGCCATCTGTTGATTGAGATAGTTCTGAGCAACAGCTTCAGGAGATTGAGCCAAGTATTGATTACCAAGACCAAACAATCTTTGAGCGCCTGTTTGCAAAGGAGCAAATTGAGCCTGTGCGCCCTCTGCTTGAGTCAACCCTGCATTAGACAAAGCCATAAACCTGTCTTGTTGGGCTTTGGCTTCAGGGCTTAGTGTGTATCCTGCGCTTGTCAACTGACCTGTTACTGGATCAACTTGGAATTGTGAAGTACCAAAGCGAGTAGTCATGCCAACAGGTCTGAAAGCAGCAGATGCTTTAGCGGCAGCAGTCTCAGCATCAATACGGGCTTGCGCTCGTTGAGCCGCTTCACGAGATTGTTGCATCTGAAGCAAATTACCTGCTGTTCCTAGTCCACCAGAAAGTAAGTTGCTAAGGTTTGTAGTTCCTGTACCGCCACCACCAAGAACACTATTAACAACAGAACCAACACCCGCATTAGTGATTGCGTTTGTAACTGCTGCGGGAACTACAGCACCACTAATAGTAGTAGCCGTAGGTAAGGCAGAAGCAGCAGCAGTAGCCGCAGCAAGTTCTCTTGCGGTATTAGTTGTAACATCCGCACCGCCACCCAACAAACCAGCAGCACCCAATCCTCCTGGCAATAACGCTTCTGCTGCTGCAATTTGAGCTGGCGTAATACCTGCCGTTAAACTACCCAACCCTGCCGCACCTATACTTGACGCTTGTGCAGCAGTCAATCCAGACAATAAGGCATCTGATGCAGCAATATCGGCTGCTGTTATACCTGCCGTTAGACTGCCACCCGTACCACCCAATAAACCCTCTAAACCACCTAAGCCATATACAGCAGCACCAATGGCTAATGCAGGTACTACCCAACTAGGAACATCAGCACTATCTCCACCAGATTGAGAATAAAAAAGAGGTTTACCAGTAGCGTCAAACTCAACCCCATAAGCAGTAGAGTCTTTTCCAGCAAAAGTTCCACCCCAGATATTGTCTCCTGCTCTATCATAGAAAGGCTTAATTGCCTCTCCTGTGGCTTTATTGAAGAACTCTTTTTCACCGCTGGCATTAGTGCGCTGACCAAAATCATTGATATCTTTAATACCTTGACCAGCCAACATTACACCCATGTCATAGGCATTCTTTGTGGTAGAACCATAACCTTCACCAACCCACTTATCTGTAGTTCCTTGAGCCAAAATCTGACTAGCAATATTAGCTGCTGCGCCTGTTGAGGGAAGTGTATTAACAGCTTCATTTCGTGCATAACCAAGGAAGTTACTAAGTTGACCTGCCTTAATATCTCCACCAAATCTCTCAATCTCTCCTTGAGTTGGTGCTCTACCTAAAGTATCTTGGAATAGTTTAACTGTAGGATCAACAGGAGCAGCAGGTGCAACAGGAGCAACAGCGGTGGGAGCAACAGGAGCAACAGGAGCAGGTACAGAAGCCGCAACAGTAGTTATAGGAACACCCGTAGCAGTAGCCTCTGAAAAGAGTTTAGGAGCTAATACCGCTTGTTGGGCAGGAGGAGTTGCCGCTAGTACACTCTGGACAGATTGCATGAACGATGCTTGTTCAGCAGGATCAACAGAGTTGCCAAAAGCACTTTGCCAATAAGCCAAACCCGCAGCATCAGGCTGACGACCTAAAATCTGGGTATAAAGTTGTTCTACAGTTGTAGCCATGATTACTCCTTATTGTGGCGCATCAGGCCAAGTAATAGTCCAAGGGAAACCTGTCTGCGTAGTGACATCACGCAAGGCTTGACGATAGGTAGCCCATACTGCTTTGTCAACAGGAGCATCAGCTACTTGAGTCCAATCACAGTCTTTTAGTTTCTCATCCCTTGAAGCACGAACACTCTTAGCCTGTTCAGCATCTTTAGTGGCTTTGTAGGCAGTCTCATGCTCAAGGGCTGTGGTTGTTACGCCATCGACAGTAGTATCGGTAAACACAGGGCCAAGGATATATTTGGTGTACCACTTACCATCTACTTGCTCAACACCAGAGGCTTGAGAGTATTGGTAAACAGTACCACCAGTAGCTTGTGGGCCTTCAAAGACTACATCAGCACCCAAAGCCTCTAAGACTTCAGTTGTTGTTGTCTCCCATGATGGGCCACCATTGGCTTTTGTGTATGCACGAAATTCTGCTTCGTACATTACTTGTCCATTGTTTGTTCTGATTTGCATATAAGTCCTTTAAGCTATTGCCAGCCCTATGTAGGTTGCTGAAGATACGTTTACGTCAGTTGCTGAAACTTGGTTGACTACAAAACCAGTTGAGTCTGTGTCAATGGTGTCATCTGTTGTTACTTCAGCGGCTGTTGTGTTTAAGCTAAGATGTGGGTCATTTCCTGACACGATACCCCTAGCAGAATCCCATACATACCAATCACCAGTTGAGTCGGTACGCTTAATTAGAACAAACCGAGCACCGCCTGTAAAGCCGCAGTTAATTGTTTGTGATGAGCCATTTCCTGTGTATGAAAACACCTTACTTACACCAGCGCAGGTTGCAAAGAGGTAGGCAATATGTTGGTTGGTGTTAGTGTTCATTGACCCCGAGTTCACAAGAAACATACTCGTAGAAGTTGGGGCGGCTGAAAACACACCTACGTTTGCATATGTATCATTAGGGCATGAATTTGTTAAATTCAAAAACCCATAATTCATAGTTGTAGACGCAAAGTTAAAAAGAACAGGCCAGTTGTTTCCAGTAGTTGTACGATTCTTCCCAATAATTAACTCAGGCACAACACCCAAGTTGTGTGTGATTGTTTGCGTAGAACCATTTCCTTTATAGCAAACCTCATCAAAGAAACTAGGGGCACGTCTGAAACTATAGTAAATCTTAGGGTCTGAAGTTCCAGCAAGTAGCGACCTGTCAATCAACGTAGTATTACTTTGCATATTGTCGCCAATAGTGCCAATAACCGCTTCCGCACTTGTTGCTTCTGTTTTTAAGTAAGTTGCTGTGCCACCTGCCGCAGATGCGTTTGCGCCTCTTAATCTATCAAATACATAGTTTGAACTTTCCCCTGTATATCTATTGATTGTCATGTCAACAGGAAAATTAGTTGTGATTGTTAATGGGTTTGCATTTGAACTTGTAAGAGTTTGACTAAACACACTAGTCCCACTTGTAGGCACTTTCATTGGGCCTCTACGAATGGCTATGTAGATGTAGGTGGTTGATGCTGCTCTTGCGTAGTAAAAACCTGTTGCAGTTGGGAAGCAATTAGGGTTACGTGAGCCTTCTGCGTTTGAGTTGTTTGCCTCCAAACCAACTGCTGTGCCATATCCACCAAGATTAGGCATTCCACGCATGTTGTCAATCAAGTCCCATCCGCTTGTGCCAGATGCAGATTTAACAAGCAACCATTGAGGCTCATAGCCCAAGTCAACAGTGGCATCGCCACCGCCGCCTGAAGTCGTAAACGACCCACACGAAATCACATTGTCTGTACCAGTTAGGCCAAAGCCTCCTGCGTTGTGGGCGAATAGGTAGGCAACGTAGGTTGCGTCTGTTTTATTTACTTGCCAATCACTTCCTAAATAAATGTTTGTTGCGTCTGGGGATGAATAAAAATAACCGCCGCCAGAATCATTTGCTTGTGCCGCTGTAGTGTTTAGCTCAAGTATTTTTCCAGTAATACTTCGATGCCAACAAGTCCAGTTGTTTGATTCACTAGTAACCTTTACTATCATAAAACCTGGAACAGACCCAAGGTTGTGCGCTACAGCACGATTAGAAGTTCCGTCCCCTGTATAAGTCACAACATCAAAGAACTTTGGCTGCTTGCGGAATGTCCATGAGACGTAGTTTTTTCCAGTTTCATTCAGTAGGATTGGCGACCCAATAGAGTATCCATCTGTGTTGTAAGCGGTTAAGTCTTGGTAACCTGTGAAAGCACCTTGTGCATTTGTCGTGTTTGTGTATAAGGCTTTATTATTGCCAGTACCACGAGCGGTGTCATAAACTGTATTGTCGTAAGTTGCATTTCTGGATTTTGTCCAAACCATACCGCCTTTAGTTGACAAATCTATGCCGTTGGTAATAGTCTGTGTGGAACTATTGCCACTATAAAGCCAAGTTTGGAAAACATCCTCAATGTAGTTAGGCACAACAGGAACACCACCACCAAAGGCATCGTAACTAGCCGCACCAGAAGTTGCTTGTAATGGCATGGTTTAAGCCTTAAATTGTGTGTTGCTTGCCAAGACTGTGAAAGTCGCACTACCTGTCTTGATAATCAAATAACGATAGCTATCAATGCCACTTGCATTTCCCGCAGTAGGCGCACCACCTAACCAACGTGTCGTAACACCTGATGTAGTGCCATCAACTTGCACAGCAGAGTTGTAGTAAGCAGTAGAGCCTTGAGTCACCAAGAAAGCCACAGTCATTGATTGACCTGTACTCATCAAAGTATTCAATGAAGTACCGCTAGAGCCTCTGAAGTTAACTGTCCAGTTAGCACTTGCGTTACTTGTGTAGTACAGAACTGACTGAGTGGTAATATCGTAAGCAATAGTGCCTGTAGCCGCAGTTGCTGATACTGTAGCTACCTCTGCTGCATCGTTTAGAACAATGGCTGTAGCTGATGAAGTGCCGCTAAATGTCTGAGTAGCTGTAAAGGTCTGTGCTGCGTTTGTAACTGCCGTGTTAGCGTTATAGGCTTGTACGTTAGTGCCAATAGCCAACCCAAGGTTAGTCCTGGCGGTTGCTGTGCTAGCTACGTCTGACAAGTTGTTGGCTGCTGCCAGGTAACCTGATCCAGACACATACGCGGCAACCCATGCGCTGCCTGTCCAAAGCTGCATTGCCCCAGACACGCTGTTGAAGTACAAAGCGCCAGCGACTAATGCGTTGCCGTCATTGTCAACAGTTGGATTGCTTGTCTTTGCACCCAAATATCTGTCATCAAATGAATCGTATGCGGCCAATGTTGCGTCGCGTGCAGACTCTGCTGCAGTCTGTGCTGATGCTGCGCTTGTTGCACTACCAGCTGCGGCAGTGGCTGAGCTGGCTGCGTTTGTTGCCTGTGTGCTGGCTGTGGACGCGCTGCCGGATGCGGCTGTCGCAGAGTTGGCCGCGTTGGTCGCAGATGTGCTTGCATTGGATGCCGACGTGCTGGCCGCTGATGCTGAGCTGCTTGCGTTGCTGGCCGATGTGGTGGCAGCG